TCATTTTGAAAATTAACGAAATACCATTTGCCTAATACTTCAATTGCAGCAACAACTTGTTTATATATTTCCAAATCATCTTCATGCATGTTTTTATTATTTTTTATATCTTTCGATAAATTAACATACGTTTGAATCAAACTTTGTCGTGTTATATCATCTGCAAAATCGCAGTCAAGTTCAATTATCATTTTCCACATCCTTCGTGTTTAGTGATTCTTGCTATTTCTCTGTTGATATACCAAACCGCTTTTCGTAGGTTCTCAACTGGATCATCTTTAAGGAATGCCCTCCATATATACTTAATGGCATTACCGAGATTAAATCCCATATGTTCGGTAATCTCGATGCACTCGATACCACTGGGGTGTTGTGTATAATGTTTTGGATGGTTAACATTGTCGTGTTCCATTTTAAGTAATTCATAATCATATTTCATTCAAATTGTTCCTTTCTTATTTCGCTAATGACTATAGCAGCTTCCTCTTTCGTTTCACATAAAAAAATCTTTTTAACTGGTTCAAATTCCGATGGATTAATTTCATCAACATCCACCAAACTTTGTAATTGCCAAACACCATCTTTTTCATGTTCAATAACAAATATCATAGTTTAAGTTCTTTCTTTATAAATTCAATACCCGCATTGAAATGATACCGCCAATATTTTTCGCTTACATTGATATCATTATACATCAAACCCTGTAAAAAAGCATCTAAAATAACTCTGGATTTTTCTGGCATTCGAGTTGCAATTAAATGTTTTATTTCTATTATATCTTCTACGTCCCATAGTAGCCAGCCTGTCCCCTCCACCATGTTTGATGATATGCCCTCTGTTTCGTCTTGTTCTATTGGATCTGGATCTTCGTCAGATAATCTTGGTGCCACTGCTTGTATTTTTGCTGTCATAATTTTAGTGCGTCTAATAGTGCCTCTTGAATGTTAATCTTACCTTCTAATACTTTTACTACTTTTTCATCAATACTGTTTGCTACTGTTAAATGGTGTATGAGAACCGGTTTTTCTTGCCCTTGGCGGTATATTCTTGCGTTGGCTTGGATGTAGTTTTCTGAACTCCATGGTAAATCAAACCAGATTGTTTGGGCTGTCTCTCCAACGTTGCACTGTAAATTGATCCCGATTCCCCCACTTTGGGGATGGGCAAGGAGCATACGAATCTCACCACGACGCCACGCTTCAATGTTGTCGTCGTCCAGCACCACCGCCTCTGGGAAAGCAAGGCGTATTCGTTGAAGGGAGTGTTTGAAATGATAGAATACGAGCGTCGGGGAAGAAGACTCTTCCATGATCGATTCAAGACGTTCCAACTTAGCACTGTGTACTTCCTGCGTCCCTCCATCTTCTGTATATACCGCGCCGCTGGTGAACTGGAGTAACTTGCCCGCCAACGTCGCTGCTGTTGTAGCTGTGATGTTCCCCGTATCTGTACTAAGGACCATGTCTTTTCTAAGTTCGTCATATTGCTTCCTTACGTTATCATCTATCTCAATCGTTTGGTACAACTTGGTTAGTGTTGGCAGTTGTAAATAATCTTCTGCCTTTAACGAAAAACAAATATCACTAATCTTTTCTTGTATTTGTTGCACTGCACCATTTTTTAAAACCCAATTATAAACCACGCCGGTGTGCCTATTCCTTTGACCTGGGTCCATGTACTTATCCCTAAACTTTGTTAGGCTAGTCTCTAATCTGGAGCCTAGGTCTAGGATACCAACTTGACTCCAAAGGTCTTGCAGGCTCTGTGGAGATGGTGTACCAGTTAGGATTAGCCGCCTCTTGAACGATTTTAGGTGTTTCTTGAGTGCCTTGAACCTTTTTGTCGAGGAATCTTTGAAACGACTTGATTCGTCGATAATGAGGTAGTCGAACTTTTTGTTCTGCTCTAATAGCCATACCAAGTTCTCTAGATTCACTACATATATGTTCGACAAACTTTCTAATGCGCTCAGTCTGTTCTTTGGCGAGCCCATGATCTTTGCTACTTTCAGATGTGCCAAATGTTTCCACTTCTGACACTCCTGAGCCCATACTGACTCCGCTACTCTCTTGGGGGCTACTATCAGTGTCGTGCCCTTCGGGCTCTCCGATATGATGGTGAGCGCCGTCACAGTCTTCCCGAGTCCTGGCTCCATAAACAGGCCCATATGAGGCAATGTCTTGGCTTTCTTGATGACTTCCAGTTGGTATGGATGAAGGTTGGTTTTGTTTAGCATGGTATTCCAAATAAATTGCTGCGTATCTTAAAAGTTGAGGGGAGTCATTAAACTTCCCTAAGCCTAGGTTACATTTACCACAAAGCACACCTCGTAATACATTTGTTGTATGGCAATGATCCATGTGTGTATCTAATTTGTTTTTAAATGTTTGTTTACAAATAGCACAGACATTTCCTTGACTTTGTATTTTTTCTTTCTTATCCTCTGCTGTAATTCCATACCTCGCACGAAGATTATATGTTTCTTTGGCTTGACTCAACAAATGCCTCCACATCTTCTTTAGATTTTAACACATATACTGGAAAGCCTGCTTTTTCAAGTTCTGCGAATACGAGCGTTTGTCTTGGGCTTAGTATCCCGCTTTGTGTTTTTAGTTCCACTAGGTATACTTTTTGATTCAGAAACACTATCCGATCCGGCACTCCCGTCACTGTCGAAAGCCATTTGTAACAAAGCCCCGACGATTGCTTTATTTTTTTCACCAGATGCTGTTCTATTTCTTTTTCTAGCACTCTCACGTGTCTCATCCTCTGTCGCATATACTGCAAATACTTGTTTAAAAATATGTTCACCTAAATATGATCGAGACTCATCACCAATTTTAGATTCGTCTTCACCAATGTACTGAAATACATGGGTGGTTGTATGGGATACTTCATGGTAAATAATTCCCATACGCTCCAAAGCATCTAACTTTTTCATTTCATCATAATTAAATACAATAGCCAACATAGAATGCAGCGTACCATCTTGAATAATATAATGTGATTCCGCAATACCTAAATCTAAAGCATTATGCCTAGTTGTTATTTTAGAATCTCTTATAGCTTGTTGAAATGCATTATCAGAAAAGCATACTTTTATTTTAACACTAAAATGGCCAGCGTCAACTTCATAATAAGGTAAAGTGTTTTCAATCATTTCGTTACCTTTTCAATCATCCATATCAATGCACACAAACAAACTGTAAAAGCTATAATTAGTAATACGAAATTTAATATCATTTATCCTCCTCGTTTAGTGCTATTAATTTAGCAATAAAATAACCACAGACTATTCCCATTACATAAATATAAAACATATAAAACATAAAAATCATTTCTCACTCGCTTTCATATAAAATTTTAATTTATGATACATTTCTGTATTTACCTTATCTAAATAATTAATTTGCTCAACAAGTATTGGTAAAATTTCAACAACTTCTGTAGCCATTTCTAATTTGGCTTTGTCATTATATTTATTAAATCTTTTAAATCTTTTTTGCAATAGCAATGCTTTTTTTCTAATCATTCTCACTCGCTTTCTTTAATAAATCTCTAGCAAAATCTAAAATATCTTTAGCACCATTTAGATTGTTTTTCTTTACCCATAGGGCTAGTATTTCCTCATCACTTATTTCACGCAAACCATCATATCTACCAATCAAGTAAGACCTTGTGTCTAAGGTTTCATTTTTTTCTTTAGCTTTATGAATACCATTCCAATAGCCAGTTGCGTAGATAGCAGAATCTCTATCTTCAGAATGTTCGTAAAGAGGAATACTCTCCCCAGCTTCTAATTCAGCAAAAGCTATGGGTGGATGGTCATACAATGCAGTATAGTTAGGATGTTTTAGTGCAGCAGAACTACAGGTTGTAGTAAACTCAGGTTTATCAAACCCATCAATTTTTACCATCATAGCAACAGGTTTTTGACTAAAGAATGGCTTGGTGTAAAGAAACTCTCCCTTCTCTCTCGTTTGCCAATCGCTCCCTGAGCCTGAGTCAATGTATTTGTATCCATAACCATCAAAGTCATAACGCATTGCTATTGGTTCAATTGGGTGTGATTGGGTGTTAGAATGGGTGTAAAGAGGAATATCAGCTTCTATTGGTCGTGTTTCGTGTTTACCATAAACATATCCATTTTTGTCCATCCAAGCAATAGGCTTGCTCATTTGGTCAATATTTTTATCATTTTTGCTCATTTGGTCAATATTTTTATCATTTTTTAACTCCTCAATTTCTTTTTCCAATTCCGCTATGTATTGCAATGCTTTTTCTTTTATATTTAACTCTATCTTTTGATTAGCTTCCAATACGTTTATTCGGTCTTCTTGTTGGCGTAGCATGGCAGAAACTTGTTTACTATGAGCACAACAAGACCACTCATTTATATCAGCTAGTTCATTTGCTGTCATTTCCCATCCTCCAATAATTTTCAATACTTAAATCTGCTATTGCATCTCTGTATTTTTCTTCCCAATGTTCTGATTTTTCTTTCAATGTTTCTATTTCAGTTTTGTCTGAATCATGTTTTTTATACAAGTAATCTTGCGTTTCTAAAAGTTGACTAATACGCAATTTCAATTCCTCAATTTCTTGGGCTTGTTGACGTAGCATAGTGGCGGCTTGTTCTAGTTGGTCAGCAAGCCTATCGTCAGCACCTTCTTGGACACTTTTACGGCTCGTTGCTTGTCTGCGAATTAATGCACGAATTCCCATTGCATCTGCTAGTTCATTTGCTGTCATTATGCATCCTTAATATTCTGCATTGTGCGTGTTTGTGTTTCATTTTTTACCCCCTATTCCATACCATCCTAAACAAAATACTGTGGTTGCCCACATCCAAAAGTTTTTTTCAAGCTTTTTATCATGCAACAAAATGACATACTCAAATGGATACCATATAAGCCATAAAAC